GGCATCATAGGTTCCATAGCTCGTACCGAGCGAAACCACTTCTCCGTTGTACGTATTCGGGCCAGCGGTTCCCGCATTCGGGCGATACCAAGTGTCCTTACTGAACGACTGATACGCTTCCCAAATGAAGTTCGCGAGCGTGTATTCGGAGTTCGGGATGACCGTGCCCGAAACATCAACAACCGAGCCGACTAAACCGCACGAAGAATTGTACTTCACGCCGTTAATCGTCTTGCCCGAAAGGCTAAGAGTCAACGAATACTGAGCCACGGGCTTGTACTGACCCGCAGTTCCCGTCTGGGGGCCCGAACCTTGACCCTGCGGCACGCCGCTCGTAGAACCGCCGATAGCCGCGTTAGTCGGGCCACCAGTAAGGTTACCAGAATTTTGAACGTTAATTCCAGCGACGTGTACGTAAAGAGGTACGCCGAGGCCGTTAGTAGGATTAGAACTAGGCATTATGTTTCCTTTTCTGCCGCGAGTGCGGCCAACTGCGTAGCTAGTCCGTAAATCCGTTGAAGCCGTTGTTTGACAACTGCGAACGGAACTGGACTGCCATTAGCCCGCGACATGCTGCGCTCCATCCACGACAGTAAGGTAAACTTCGCCTTACTATCTTGGCAGGACAGCGTCGGGGCTTCATAGTGAGAACTGCACGCGGGAACTAGATTTCCGGGCACATACCCAAGGGAAGGGTCAATTCGGTCTAACCCCCAGACTTTGTCCTGCTCGGGAATTCTCCCGCAGTAGGCGCAAGGTCGAGGGCTGCCTTCCTTCAAATAGTAGTGTGCCGCGTCCGTCGGAGTTAAGAACCCGAAGGGCGTTTGTTCCTGTTGTGAGACCCACCGCATGCCAAAAAATCGTTTCCGAATACTTTTGTCATAGGGGGTCATTCAATTCTCCACACGCAGCGTGCCCAATCTTGCCGCTAAGAACGCGGCGTCCTGTCAGCATTGCTGTTGGTTGAAATCTAAAATCTTGTTGACAACTGATGCAACCTGTGTTATTCTAGAATCATGAGAAAACTAAACTTAACAGGCACAACCCTTGAATCTGGCGTCGTTGTCGTCGCGTCAGCAGGCGTTTCCATACATGGCAAAAGCCAGTGGAACTGTGAATGCTTCTGTGGTAACGAATTCGTCGCCCTCGGTTCAGAACTCCGTAGCGGGCACACGATGAGTTGCGGTTGCTACTCTAGAAGCGGAACTTTTGTAACCAAACACGGACATCGCAGCGTCAAAGGGAGCAATAAACAATCCCCTCTGTATACAATGTGGATAAACATTCGAGAGCGCTGTTCTAACCCCAAGCATCCCCGTTTTGAGGACTATGGCCAGCGAGGTATTTCATATCCCAAAACGTGGGATTCTTTTGAAACTTTCCTTCAAGAAATTGAAACTTCTATCGGACCAAAACCTCCCATAGTTGAAGGCTACGAGAGGTATTGGTCGATAGATAGAATCAACAATGACAAGAGTTATGCCATAGATAACATTCGCTGGGCGAATCCTATCACACAGAATAACAATCGCCGCCAGCGTCGATGGTGGAAACGCCCTACCTAAGCAAGGCGTTTCTTTTCATCAACTAATGGCCGAAGCCGCATCGATTTCTCGAATGCGAATGGTCGTGTCCATTGTTGTTACTCGCTTTCGCGGGGTAAGTCATTTCTGCTTACCTCTGCATATTCATTTCCATGCAGATCAGACTATCGCATCACTCAATTTCTTGAGTGTCTTCTCGCTTAGTCGTTCACGGTGCCTTGCAGCTTCCGCCCTGTTAGCATCTCAGCTTCCAAGTCAATCAGAGAAGATTTATTACTCGCCCCAATACGAAGTTTAGGGCCGAGCGACGTAGTGAAGTGAACTCGGTAAGAAGTCCACCCCGGAATCAGACCTTCGGGGTCTGCAACGGTCGGTGCCAATCCGTTTTACGTCTTAAGAACGCCACACCTTATTTACTACTTAGTTATTAGCGTTCTGCACGATGTTGCATTTGATGTTCTGCCAGTCCCCGTCGCCAAACGTGGTGTCATTGTTGGCACCCAGCTTGATGGAGAAGATTCCGTCCTGACCGAAGATATACGTTCGGAGAGCGGTCAACCCAGTCTGACCCTGATAATTGCTGGTCTGAGTTACGAGGTTGGTCTGGTAGAAACGTACGCCCGAACTCGGCAACTCAACCGCACCATCTGAACTATCCAGATCGGTGGACGGCAGAGTGTCCATAGTCATCTGACCCTGAGCGGTGTGCTTCAGGATGTCGATGGGGGAATCGTTGCTGTTGTCAGCCAGCACGTCGCCAAGAGCGAACGGCATTCGCTCAAATGTTAGCTTATGGTTTCTATTCCCATAAGATCGGACTATTGCATCGTCTATTTCGTAGACGTCTTTTCGCTTAGTCTCTCACGGTGCACGACTTTCGTCTGCTTCCGCCTCGTTGGCATTTCAGCGTCCGAGCCAATCAGAAAAGATTTTACATCCACCCGTATGTTAATGGATGACACCAATGAACATCCCCTTGTCGAAGGGCTTCACGCTGCGTCCGGCCAGTGACTGGACGGAATTGCGGATTTGGCTCAACGACAGAGCGGTGAAGCTGGTTCCGCTAGAAGCGGCCAGTTCCACGAGAACGCTGGAATCGATGCTGTTCGCACCGTCAGCGGTCGCACGCACAAGCGCGGACAGCGACTCACCAAGCTGATAGCTCATTTCCTTAGCAACGTTCTCTACCGTGTTATCGATAGAAGTCGCCAAAGACAGACTGGAGAAGTTTGCATAATCCGCATATTCGCCAATCGTGGCAGTCGTGTTCAGCACGTTGATCGACAGAGAAGAACCAACGGTTCCTTCAGTCGTCTGCGTGGTAAGCGCCCCGAGCGGCACATACATGAACCACATTTGTTACTCGCCTTACGGCGGGGCTAATCATTTCTGTTAACCTCTGCATGTCGCCATGCAGGTCGGACTATGTCTTAGCTATTTCTAGCTCCCTACGTATAGTCTCTACGGACTCTCTGCTTTCGCAGGTTGCCTCGGCGTTTCCTACTTGAGGTTTTCACCGATACAGTAAGGTTAGGTTTATAGTACGGGACTATCACGTAATCTCGTACTGGTTACCGGACTTCATAGGCAGATCGAGACGCTGCGAGCAGCGCACGAACGGCGTATTCGCCTTCAGATTCTCTCTGAAGCGTTTGTCATACATCATTCACCATCCATCCTGTTTTCCGGGTAAGTACTATGAATACTTAACAGTGGATTGCGGGAGGTTAGAAAGCTGATTTCCCGCGGGTGAGAAAGCCATGATAATCACCTATTGTGTCAGATTCGGCTCGCGGCACGCTGCGCTCTTTTTTGAGCCGCTACCGCTTCTAGCTGTTCGACGTACTTTCCAAACGCGGGGTCTTTCAACCTGCGCTTATATTCATCCGCCGACATTTTTTCGATATCTGCAAGAGTCAGGGAGTTAGCATCTTCGGCGGGTCTATTGCCGTTGGACGAAGACGTTCTGTCGTTCAATCCTGATGGTGCCTGAATTCTTGGGGTTTGTACGGGTTCTGCCGCGGGACTAATCCGAGTCTCGGGCACAACGGGAGCGACCGTCTTTAGCTCCGGTTCCACTGCGGGTGTCGCAGGGGCAACCTGTTGCACAACAGGTGCTATGTTCAGACAATCCTGTTTGACCATAGCTGCATAAGCTGTTTTGAAGTTCTTGACGGTAGGAAGTAGCTCATGCTTGGCCATCCAACCTGTCAGTTTCGTAATGTTGTCCACGTCGGGATAAAAATCAGGTACGTCCCGCTGAAACTCTGCAAAGGAAGCTTCAACGACAGCTTGCTTTGCAGCAACTTGACTCGTGTTCAGAAGTTCGCGCACCTTAGAAGTAGGAACGCCGAACTCTGATTCAAACAAACGTGCCCGGCCCTCTTCGAACTTCGCGGGGTCTTGCATATCCTGAATAATCGCAAACCGTTCCTCCGTAGTTAGCGGTTTAGCTTTCAATTCTACGAACTCAACTGAACCGCGTTCCGCGTCCGCGGGGATGTCAGAGCCGTCATCTTCGACGGGCTTGCCGACAACGCGTGCCGCGTGCTCCTCGCGTCCCCAACGAATGGCTTCGATATGATTCTCAGTCAGCTTCTTAACGAGTTCGTCTTGGGTCTTGTATTTAATAA